GCAATGCCCCTCTTGGGAACAGGGCATGAAGAACATACCCCTGACCCAAATGCTCACCATGAACCGAAGTATCTTGAAATGGATACAAAAACCTATGAAGAAGTAATTGAAGAAAATCAGGCGGAGAAGATAAGAGAAGCAACACGAGAGAAAAACATTGCTGAATTGATTGATATGCTTTTGATAAATGTACCCGATGCCGAATCTGATTTGCCCGAATCTAATGAAAAGGTTGTTGCAGAAATACCGTTTGCAGATTTAAGCGGTGCAGACCCCGAAGTTGTTATGCCCGATAAACCTAAAACTATAACTGAAGAAATAAAAGCGGCTCGTGAAAGAACATTACCAAAATACATTACACCTACTACTGATAAATCTGTTCTTGATAGAATACATGGTTTGGCTCTTGATGGCAATGAAGATGCATTAAAATTATTTAGAGATAATAAAGGAGATATAGTTGATACTTGGCCTGATGAATATGATAATGATCACGAGTTCTTTGAAAAAGGCATTCAAACAATAGTCGAGAACCCGTTTGCCAATCCATTCTATGATATGTCTGCTTTTTCAATAAAGAAAGAAAGACCAAAGGGTTTTGTTGCACCACCTGCAATTACCCCTCCTATTGACCTAATCAAACAAGAACAACCAAACGCAATCGAAGGTTTTGAAACAAATAAGGGGGATGATTTGTCATTGCTACCTTCATCGGTTTTCAAGAATACAGATGCCCCCGTTGTTGATAACATGAGTTTGTTGCCTACGGGGTGGAAAAATGAGTGAAGGTATTACCGACCTCACAAGTAAGATTGATTGGGAAATGGGGAAGCGTGATTTCAAGTTCTTTTTTGAAGATATATGCGGATTTCAATTAGCACATTTTCATAAGGAATGGTATGAAAACGCTGAAAACAATAACAAAGTATGTGTTATAGCAAGTAGAGATCATGGTAAATCTGTATTTTTTAGAGTATATCTATTATGGAAAATGGCATACAATCCTAATACTGAAGTGCTGTTCTTTAGCCACAGTCAGCATCAGTCAATAGACCACATGGGTAAAATGAATGAATTGATTGAGACAACCCCTGCTTTGCAGCATCTAAAACCTGCAAGAGGATGGGCAAAGCAATTATTCCGTTTCACCAATAAATCTTCTATTCGTGCTATGTCTATTGGTAAAGCGGTGAGAGGGGCGCACCCTGACATAGTGGTGTTAGACGATATTCTATCTAGTGAAGCAGATACACAATTAAAGGCTATATCTACATGGTTTTATACTGCTCTTTTACCTGTTCTTCACCATACAGCGCAGATGTGTGTTGTAGGAACTCCGTTCTCATATACGGATTTATATTCTGAATTAAAAGGACTTGACGGATATTGCGTAAGAGAATATCCTGCTATCAATGAAGTTACAGGAGAACCACTATGGCCTGAGAGATGGTCTTTGGATGCATTAAACGTAAGAAAAGGTGAAATGACCTCTATTGCTTTTACTCGTGAGTATCTATGTAAGCCAATTGCAAGTGATTCTAGTTTATTCGCAGAAGAGGTTCTTGAAGCGGCCAAAGATGATACTCACATACTTTCTTACTATCCTGAACCTGAAGGCAATTTGAATTATTATATTGGATGGGATCCTGCAATAAGTGCAGATAGAAGGGCGGATTATACCTGTATGTTAGTTATAGGAATGGATGAGAATAGACATAAAAGAATTGTTCATGTTCATCATGAAAAGAATATGAATTTCAATCAACAGATAGAGAAAGTCATAGAATTAAATGCTAGATTTAATCCTGTTATAATAGAATTGGAAACAAATAATTTTGCAATGGCATTCAATCAAGTGCTTAAAGAAATAAGCGATTTACCAATAAAACCATTCAATATGAGTCGTATGAAAAAGGAGGCACTTATGCATACTTTACAACTCCACTTTGAGCAACAACATCTTATTATCCCGTATAAGGATGAAGGTTCTACTAGAAGGCTTATGAACGCTCTATTAAACGAACTGTCAATGTTTACCATGCTTGCTAACGGCAAAATGGAAAGTTTGGGCAAGCATGACGATATGGTTATAGCATTGGCACTAGCAGTTCAAGCAACAAAAGAATACAGGGAAAGCATCGTAATACTAGATGGCCCAACATGGCAAAAAAGGTTAGGGTGGGCAGATGCGTAAAGAATATCTTGAACCCATAGATGGTGTAGAATCCTTATCTGATTCTGTAATTAAATTCGCAGAAAATAATCTAGCACAACAAGAAATAGATATGGCACAACAAGCATTAACTGCGGCACAAGAGAAGAAAAAGCAAGAAGATGCTCAAAGAAATGCCGTAGATGCAAGAGCCAATGCAAGTATTGAAGGTACAGACAAAGAAGGAAGTTCTGCACCTACTGAACAACCCGGTACTGTATTACCTGCTACTGCACCCCCTCCGATAAGTAAAACATGGTTTACTGATAACTTTGGCATGACAGGTAGAGAATTAAGTGAGATATTAATTAAAGCAAAAGATTTGAGAACATTGGATAGCATACAGGGCTTACTAAAAATGGAAAAGCAAGCAATAATTAGTCATTTCAAAGGAGTCTCCCCTAGTCTTGTAGATGAATTGCCTCTTACTGAAATTGATTATGATGCTTTGAATAAGCATTCAGATAGACTTGATTTGCCATTTAGAAGATTTGTAAAAACATGGACATCATCTGATGAACAGGGAAGAGAAAAAGCAGCACATTTATGGAGTACGACAATAGACAAGTCAGAACGTCTATCTAATCGTGAAAGAAATCTATTAACAAAATGTCGAGAAGTGATATACGCTCGTGGTGCATTGAATGCTCAAACATTGAAATCCTATGGCATTCAAGCAAGTCCGGCTGAAATCTCTTCATTGATAAAATCGCATGGTTTCTTATTCGATTTAATATCAGTAGGGCAATTTAGTAAATCAGTAGGTAGAGGTTTATTTTATGACATAAAAAGAAGAGATGTATTGATTAAAGATGCAGATCGGTTTATTGCAGGTTTGATTGAAAACAATTCAAAATTTAAGATGGATACTAGACTTAACCCTAGAATTGAATTAGGGTTTCATGCGCCTACTGCACCGTGGTATGCAGACGCACTATGCAAAGAATTAGACACTACTAACATCACATCTAATTCAAGTAAGATTGTTATAAATGGAGAACCCGCAGTAAGAAAAGCCTTAGAATTGGCTGAACCATATCTTAATGGACACTCGCCTGACGCAAGAAAAATGTTGAAAGGACTGAGAGGAGATAGAGATGCCCTTTTAGTTTTAGCATATGAAAATATGAATCAAACAGAACAAATACAATTATTAAAATCTCATAGAATTGATGATGAAGAGATGACAAGAAAAAGAGAGGCGGTGCTAACAAATGGTTGATGACAAGAAAATGGAGAGATTGTTTTCTGCTATTGGAGTAGATATGGAGAGGTATAACACACCTATTCCATCCATGCCATTATTTACTCAGGGTATTCAAGAACCTGCATTATTACAAGGAATTACAATACCTGCTTTGTATGCTGCCGCATACGAATGTATGGTTTTACGTTCAATATTACAACATCTTTCTGTTGAAACATTCAGAAAAGGTTGGGATTGGGATGCTAAGTTTGTTTGCAAGTGCAAAGAATGCGGTGAAGAGTATCAACAACAACTGCAAGAATGTAAATCATGTGGCGGAGAAGTGCGAAAACCGGATAGAGGCCAAATCGAATATGCAGATACGGTCTTGAAAGGAGGCAATAGAATGACTCAAAACTTCGTAGATATTCTCCGTGAAATAGAGATGGATTTGAATATAGTAGATGATGCTTACATAATCCTTACAAAAGAATACTTTGTTGATCCTGAAACTAAGCAACCTCAATTTTTCCGTGTTCGTGAAGTATCAAGGGCTGACCCTATATTTATGCGTATTCTTTCTGATAAAAGAGGAATTAGAGGCGGTACACAATACACTAGCCTTATTGACCGTTCATTCAGAACAAGCGACCCTAAAGGCAAATGTCCTGTATCGGGTATGCCTGTTGTGCCAATTCATTACATGAATCTTGCAGGTGTTGGAAACGGGCAAGTATATACTGAGGGTGAAGTGATACATATTAGCAAATGGTCGCCATCGAAACTGTATGGTCGAAGTCCTGTTGCTACTATGTGGAGACAAGTCAATACATTGATTGCTATGGATAACTATGTTTATTCAGCATACCAAAAGAGAAGAATGCCTAGAGGTATTATGGTTATTAAGTCATCAAACATGGAAACTGTCGAAAGAACAGCAAGAAATATCCAAGAACATCTTGAACGTGATCCTAACTATGTGCCGACCATAGGTGTTGAAACAGAATCAGGTAGAGGTGGAATAGAGTATGTTCGTATGATGGACACGCTTGAAGAGTTACAATACATACCAATCAAAGATGATATTAGACAGCGTATATCTGCATACTATGGTGTATCAAATGTATTCATGAATGATGTATCGGGTGGTGGTTTGAATAATGAGGGTATGCAGATTGTTGTAAGTAATAGGGCAATATCATATGCTCAATCCGTGTATAACCGTATTGTTTTCCCTGCAATCATGGAAGCATTTAGTATTACAGAATGGACATTAACTCTATCACCACATGAAGAAGAAGATGAAATCATGCAACTGCGCCGAGATGAGATGGCTATCCGTAACATGATGCAGATGAAGCAAGCAGGGTATGAGGCTATGCTAAGAGATCAGATTGATGATAAGTATCTCAACTTTGACTTTAGAGAACCATCTACCGAAGAAATCCAAGCAAAACAGCAAGAGGCTGCGGCAGCACAAGGCGGAGGGGGCGCACCACCCGTAGCACCACCTGTTCAGAAATCTGAGGATGAGTTAGAATGACCGCATTTGAGAAGGCTTGGAAAATGGTAAAGGCCATCCCTCACGAGATACCGCCGTTACGCCAATTACAAGACGAAAGCCAAAGATTTAGAGATACAGCAGGTTCATCTCCTAAATATGTAAAACGTAACGAAGGTAGCACAAGTGTTTCAAGCAAAAAAGGCGATAAGAGAGACATGAAATCATCATCTGAAAAGATAATTGATGCTCGATTAAACCGTCTAGGATTAGGCGGGCAACGTGGTGAAGGCAAGGGCAATTCTCATTAAGCATGGTATAACTAGAATAAGGTGAGCGACATGAGCGAAGGGTTTGGAATAATAAGTAAAATGGATCCAATGGCACGAAAAGCGCAAGCATCAATTGATGCAATGCAAAAGGCTATTGATTTGAATAATAGAGATGATATAGCGAAACATTTGAAGGATGCTTTGAATGCATTAGCAGTAGTATCTAGTGATTTAGATTTGCATGATAGTCTTGCAAAACAGATGGCTAATGTTTCTACCGACCAAGACTTAGGGGCAATTATCAAACACGTCAATACAGAAAACGACTTCCATGCAAATGATGGTGCTATTGCATTGGGTGTTGTTCGTGCAGGTCGAACAGATAAGATTTACAGACCACATATTGTATATTGAGGTGATTTAGATGACATGGAAACAAACAGGTTCAATTGCAGACCGATTAAGGGCTTTGCAAATATCTGATAGTTTGCTCATTAAAAATGACCCTATGGCTGCATCTATGGGCCAACAACCTCCTATGAATACACCCGGCCCTAATGGTGCAACAATGCCATTAACACCGGGAGAAGGAGATTATTCGGGGGTTGGCGAAGCAATTCACCAATTAATAGACTCGTTTGATATGCAAGGAGATTTGATACAGCAAGTTCACAAAGCCATATCACAACAAGCAAAAGCGGGGGTTGTTACTGATGCTTTAAGTCCAATCCAAGCAAAACTTCATAAATTAAGTGGCATTTTACTTGAAATTAAAGCAGCAGCACTACAAGTAAATGAAGGCCATAGTTCTGTTACAATGAATGATCCTATGCAATCTATGAGTCCAACAGGAAATCAAAGACTAATGGCGGGAACAGCAAGCCCTGTTTTTAGTCCTCAAGGAAATATGAGGCGAATGTAATGTCATCAGAAGCAGAATCCGTTGAATTACTAAAAGAGATGATAGAAGAAGTGAAACTTCTAAAGGCTCAAGTTCAACAACTTGAATTGGAAAATGCGGATTTAATAAAAGCATCAGAAGATCCTACAATTATGATGAAGAGAAATGGATGGCAAGCATTCATTACTCCTCATGCAGATGAAACATTTGACCCCCTCAATAGAGATGTTAATCCAATGGCAACCAATGTTGGCCCATTTTCAGGTAGTGGCGATATGATTACTAAATCACGCCATGATGAATTAAGAGAGTGGCAAGACTTAGAAAGTGAGATGAGATAATGAGTTTTGAAGAAGCGTGGAATGTTGTAAAAGGTAGAAGCCTTGACCCTAAAGATTATGATCAAGACATTGAAGATTTGATAGATGCCGATGGTGGGGTTAGTTTTACTCAGGATGTAAGAATGTTAGTTATGCAAGGAATGGCCGTAATGGAAGCAGTAAGAGAAGTTGCTAGACTTAACGGACTAGACGGTAGAGATTTAATGAGAGCATATACGGAGGCATATAGATGAAATATTTTGACCCAATGAAAGAAACCCCTGAAGGAAGATTACTAAGCGTACTAAAATCTATTGAAAAAGAATTAGGTATTGAAAAGAATGTCAGCCGTATGGGTTGTAAAATGGGATGCAAAGAAGATGACTGTCCTACTTGCAATCCAAAGAAAGAAAAAAACATTAAAAAATATCAAGTTGAACCGGATGTAAGTAATGGTATGCCTCATTTCCATGAAGTATCAGGTGAATCGAATAGAGCAGCAGGATTTGGTACTAATCAAGTAATGCCATATACTGAAGAAGGAACAAAAAGAACATTCATTTCAGAAGTTGCAAAAATGCCTAGTGTAGCACAAACAGGTTATGATGTCAATGCATCTTCACTACATATGCATCTTACTCATTCAGGTGGACATTTCTCAAGTGTAAAACCAATTGAAGATTCACTTATGGATTTGAAAAAGAACGCAACGCAAGGTCAGTTGGGTGCAATTGATGAAATTGCGGGTTTGATTGAGCAAGTCTATGCCCGCCTATGAGGTGGGAAAAATGAACGATGAATTAGTGCGATTGAGAACAGAAGTTGTTCTTTCTTGTGTTAATGCACAAAATCCGCCTTTTGATGAATACTTATCCGTATTGAAAGATTCTGAAATAACTAAACAAGACATGGCTGCTTTGGCTATGATGGCTGATAGCCCACCATATTCTATGAAAAACATAGGTTCTCCTATGTCTCCCTCTCAAATGGTAATACCTCAAGAGTATCAGAAATACTTAGCAGGGCATACTAAATTATCAACAACATATCTGAATGATTGGCCTATGGCTGAACAGGATAATCGTTTTGGCGAACATCATCCATTTGGTATGAAGTCAAATTCATGTCCATTACTTCATGGGGCGGCATGGGGTGAACCATTGTATGTTGATCACTTATTTGATTTCATCACTCATCTAGGTGAAGGAGAAAATATTGAAAAATCAGAAAGATTAACTTTGGCTCATAAACACAAAGAAGGAGAACGCAACAATCGTTTATCTCCTGATGAG